CCCTCGATCGAGGACAACTTGCCGAGCTGAACGCTGGCCCGCGTGCGCGGTTGCTAGCCCGTTACCCGGGTCGCAGAGTCCCGCCCCAAGCCCGCGAGAGCGGGTGAGGCATGACCCCCTGCGGCCACGGCGATATGTGGCGGGAGATGCAACCTTGACCACACAGACCATCGACCAGTTCTTCAGCACGACCGAGATCACCGGCGGCGCATTGACGCCGGAGCAGGCTGCGCAGGTTCTCGACCTGGCGCAAGAGGGCGAAACCGCGCCTGGCGCGGATCTGGCTGGCGCGCCCGCGCCGGCGCCTGCGGCCGCTGAAGCGACGGACGAACCGAAACCCGATCCCGAGGCCAAGGACGAGCCCAAGGACGACGAGCCGGCCATCCTCGCCAAGGATGGCAAGCACCTGATCCCCTACGAGAAGCTGGCCGAAGCGCGCGACAGCGCGCAGAAGGCGGCCCTTGAGCGAGACCAGGCGCTCCAGCGCGCGGCAGAACTGCAGGCCCAACTCGACGCCGCCAAGCAGCCGCCAGCCCCGAAGGAAGACCCCGTCGACCTGAAGGCGCTGCGGCGCGAACGGTACGAGGCCACCCTGGACGGCGACGTCGAGAAGGTGGTGGAGCTCGACGAGAAGATCGAAGCCGCCATGTCGCGCGCAGCCGAAGAGAAGGCCTACGCGCGCATCAAGGCCGAAGCCGCAGCCGCGGAGGCCGCAGCAGCCGAGGCTGCCGCTGCCGCCGAGCAGGCGGCGCTGGCCAAGGCGGCAGCCGAGGCGATCGCCAAGTACCCGGTCCTGGATCACACCAGCGACAAGGCCGACGAGGAAGCGATCGCGTTCGTCCGATCCAAGCGCGACTCTCTCATCGCCAAGGGCGAGACCGCCGACAAGGCGCTCACCCAGGCTGTGGCGCGAGCCGCCGAGCTGTTCCGATGGTCCGACGGTCAACCCGCCCCGACGCGCGATGCGAAGGCGGCGGCAGCAGCAGCCATCGCCGCGGCGAAGGCGCCGACTCCCGCAAGCCTGTCCGCCATCCCTGGCGGCAAGCCGGGCGGGCTGTCAGCGCTGGAGCAGCTGGCCGGCAAAGCAACTGGTCCAGAACTGGTCGCGGCCATGGAGAACATGACCCCGGACCAGATCGAGGCCTTCCTGAACCGCTCCATCTGATCCACGCAAGGAACACACCATGCCCTCCACCACGACCACGCATGCGTCGTACGGCGACACGACCAACATGATCCAGCAGGCCGCTGGCCTGTTCACCGCGCACCTGCAGCGCAACTCGATGATGGCCAGCATGACCGGCCCGATGCCCAAGGGCGAAGCCGGCGCCAGCGCGACGCTGCGCAAGCAGACCACGCAGCACATGCCCATCGTCACCTGCCAGGACCTGACCAAGGGCGACGGCGACGAGGTCACCTTCCACCTGCTGAACCCGCTGAAGGCCAAGCCCATCATGGGCAGCGCATGGGCCGAAGGCCGCGGCACCGCGATGACGCTGTCGCAGGACAAGCTCCGCGTCAACCAGGCCCGCTTCCCGGTGAGCCTGGGCGACAGCATGACGGACATCCGCAGCCCGGCGGACTTCCGCCGGCTGGGCCGTCCGGCCGCCGAGGCGCTGATGAACCGCTACATCGACCAGAGCCTGCTGGTCCATATGTGCGGCGCGCGCGGCTTCCAGGACAACATGGAGTGGGTCATCCCCACGACCGCCGACGCCGACTTCTCCAAGATCATGGTGAACACGGTGAAGGCGCCGACGAAGAACCGGCACTTCCTCGCCGACGCGACCGACGCGGTGAAGGCCTTCGCGCTGTCGAGCTCGGACGTGGATCTGGGCACCACCGACCTGCTGACCATCGACACCGTCGACGCGATGCGCTCGGTGATGGACTCGATGGCCCTGCCGCCCCCGATGATCAAGGTCCCGGGCGATGCGGCCGCCGAGGACTCTCCGCTCCGGATGTGGCTGATGAGCCCGACGCAGTTCGACTCGTTCGCCGCGAGCTCGACCTACCGCACGTACCAGGCGAACGCCCTGGCGCGCGCGGCACTGGCCAAGCAGCACCCGATCTTCCTCGGCCCGGAGACGGCGCTCTGGAACGGCTTCCTCATCAAGAAGATGCCGCGTCCGATCCGCTTCTACGCCGGCGACGTCGTGAAGTACTGCGCCTCGGCCACCTCCGAGACCGAGTCGGACGCGACGGTGGCCTCGGCGCTGACCCGCGGCACCTACGCGATCGACCGCTCGATCATCCTCGGCGGCCAGGCGCTGGCGCAGGCGCTGGCCGCGTCGCGCATGTCGGGTATCCCGTTCTTCTGGAGCGAGAAGGAGCTGGACCACGGCGACAAGGTCGAGCTGCTGATCGGCGCGATCCGCGGCGTCAGCAAGGTCCGCTTCGCGGTCAAGCAGGACGACGGCGACGTCATCACGGACTACGGCGTGGTGGTGGTCGACTCCACCGTCAAGACCCCGGGCGGCGTGCTGTAACGCCCGCGCGCTGAGTCCCCTCAACCTCACAAGGAACCACCATGGCCAACATCACCAAGAAGACCGCGTACGACCGCCAACTGCTCGGCGCGCCCTACGGCGACGTGCTCATGCTGCCCTACCGCATGGAGACCAACGCCTCCGGCGTGCTGGTCGGCGGCGACGCCACCGGCGCCATCGGCAACGGCGATGTCGTGCGGCTGGGCAAGCTGCCCGCCGGCTGCAAGCTGCTCGACTCCGTCGTCACCATCAGCGACGCCTTCACGGGCTCGAGCACCTACAAGCTCGGCTTCGCCTACGTCGACGGCGTGGACAGCACGGCGGTGCCGCAGGACGACGACTACTTCGTCGCCGCGTCCACCGCGCTGTCGTCCGTGGCTGTGCAGCGCAAGTCGACGACGACCGCGCCGGTGACGCTGCCGAAGGACGCCTACCTGATCCTCACCAACGCTGGTGCGGCCCAGGCTGCTGCGGGCATCGCGGACATCCTGATCTTCGCGCAGGCAGTCGGCATCGAGGCCTGACCCCAGGGTCTCCTTGATCGGGGCGGCGCCAACCCTTCTGGGCCGCCCCGCCTTCTTGAGCAATGGCAGGAACACCTCGTGGCCAACATGATCCCCGTCAAGTACATCGGACCGGATGCCTTCTGGCACGGTCTGCTCTACGACACGCGCCTGCGATTCGAGGCGGGGCAGACGCTGCAGCTGCCCGCAGGCCTGGCGCTGAAGTTCCTGACGCACCGGGACACGTTCGAGCGCGGCGAGGAAGCGCCCCAGCAGCAGACGGCCCAGCAAGAAGCCGACGCGGCCCTGGCCGAGGCCGAGAAGCAGCGGCTGAAGGAAGAGCAGACGAAGACCGAGACGTTCGAGCTGTTCGACCAGATCGACCTGATGGACAAGGCGGCGCTGGCCACCTTCAGCCAGAAGTACGGGCAGGTGCTCGACAAGCGCAAGGGCCTGGACGCGCTGCGCGCCGAGGTGAAGGGCTTCGTCGACCGCTTCGGGGCGCTCTGATCCCATGAACGCCGAAGCCCTCGTCGCAGCGTATCGAGTGGCCGCGGAGGACACCGAGCGGCCCTACCTCGTCAGCGACGACCAAGCGCTGGAGTGGCTGAGCGAGGGCGAGAGCGAGGCGGCCGTGCGCATGCGGCTGCTGCACGAGAGCGCCGACGCCGCGGTGTGCGAGGTGGACGTGGCGTCGGGCACGGCCACCTACGACCTGCACGAGAGCCTGTACGAGCTCACGCACGTCGCCTTCCGGCTGGACGGCGCCACGGAGCGCACCAGCGTGCGGCTGGTGTCCACGGGCTGGCTCGACCAGAACGTCCCGTGCTGGCGCGACGAGACCGGGACGCCGAAATACGCGGTGCAGAACGAGACCTCGATCCGCCTGGTCCCCGAGCCGGATGCCGATGGCACGCTGCTGCTCGAGGGCTACCGGCTACCGCTCACGCCGATGACCGACGGCGAGCACGTGCCAGAGATCCACAAGGCCCACCACCGCTACCTCGTGGACTGGGCGCTGTACCGCACGTGGAGCGTGCCCGATTCGGAGCTGCTGGCCGAGGACAAGGCGGCGGCCGCGCTCGCCCGGTTCACCGCGTACTTCGGCAATCGGCCGGACGCGAACCTTCGACGCCTCACGCGCGAAGACGTGGAGCACCACAACGTGGCGCACCTGGTCTGACCTTCAACCATCCACTAGGAGCCACGCATGGCCAACGCACTCTACGCCAAGGGCAAGGAGAAGATCCTCTCCGGCTCGATCAACTTCAGCAGCGACACCATCAAGGCGGCGCTGCTTAGCTCGTCCTACACGGCGAACCTGAGCACCGACGAGTTCTGGAGCGGCATCAGCGCCAACGTGCTGAACACGCCGCAGACGCTGGGCAGCAAGAGCGTCACCGCCGGGGTGTTCGATGCGGCCGACGTGACCTTCACCGCGGTGACCAGTGGCAGCACGGCCAAGGCCATCGTGATCTACAAGGACACCGGCACCGCGAGCACCAGTCCGCTGATCGCGTACATCGACACGATCACCGGCTTCCCGCTGGCGACCAACGGGGGCGACATCACAGTGACATGGGATAACGGGTCCTATAAAATCTTCAGTTTGTAGCCGTCAAAGCGCACACAGCCGCCACATCAAGTGGCATAGTGTGCGCTATGAGCGCGCCTCGACTACTTCAGGATCGCCTGTGCGCAAACTGCGCCGCCACTTTCAGACCGAAGGCATCGGCGCAGGTGTGCTGTTCCCAAGCGTGTGGGCACGCCTACAAGCGAACGCGCCGGCCAGAGCCGTGTCTCCATTGCGGCAGCCTGTTCTTGAAGAGAGAAACGCGGCAGATGTTCTGCGGGACATCGTGTCGAGACGAGTCTCGGCGCGTCGACAGAACCGTCACTTGCGCGCATTGCGGAGCGGCCTTTGTGCGACCTCATGGGAAGAGGCGTACGTACTGCTCCAGACGCTGCTCATCGCTGGCAAGGAACATCCCCGGGATCGGCGATGCGCGCCCGGTCGGAGCAACCCGACCGGCGGGCGATGGCTACATCGCGGAAAAGGCACCAGACGGTACGTGGCCAGTGCAGCACCGCCTGGTGATGCAGCGCCATCTTGGTCGCAAGCTGCGCCGCTCGGAGTACGTTCACCACAAGAACGGGGATCGCTCCGACAACCGGCTGGAGAACCTGGAGTTGTGGGTCTCCAAGAAAAGCAAGAAGGATCCACCGGGTCAGCGCATAAGCGACATGCTCGCCGCTCTTTTGAGCCAACCCGAGATTGCCGGGATCGAAGCGGCAGTCGAAGCCGCCTTCCGTCGCGTCTTCCACCTTCGCTGATCGAGGCGGCGCCTGCGGGCGCCCGCTGACGCATGACGACGGTGCTCGCCAAGCTGACCCGCTCGGGCGGGGGCTACATCCAACTCGACGCCTTGGCGCCCGGGCCG